GACCGGCATTTTGACCGTACTGTCCTGCGTATTGAGCAACTTGCTGCGCCCCTGTCGGGGAAGACATCCCGACCAACATATTGTATTCGTTCTGCCGAGCACCGATCGCGTTCTGCTGCGCCGTTTGGAGAGACAAAGGGTCGTACTGCGCGTACAACTGACCCATGTTCTGCGACAACTGGTTCGCCATCGTACCGGACCCGTACATCCCGCTCGCTGCGCCTTGGGCCATCAGAGCATCCTGTGACCGGTTAAGCGCCGCATCCCTCGCCCCCGCGTAGACCGAATACTCGGGAGAGTTCTTCCAGTCCTCCGTGGAGAAGCGCCAGTCGGGGTTCAACCCGCCGGGGGCAACGCCCATATTCTGCTCGTTGAACTGCGAAACCTCACGAACAGGACGACCAGAACGCGGGCCTTGCGCCGCACCCTCTGGGATGTAGCGTGGAGCGCCGGTAGTCTGCATCTGGTTCGCGGAAGGCGGCTGTCCGTACATGGCGTAGTTCAGACGTGCGAGATTCTGCTGCCCCGACTGCACCCACGGCTGCATGAGTTGCTGCTGCTCTTGAAACATCTGGTACTGCAACTGATTGGCTTGATTCGAAGCCCCCGCTTGGATATTCGCCGCGTCTTCAGAGGCATCCGCCTGCATGGAACCACTAATGATCCCCCCAACAAGGGTTGCCCCGGCTACAGCCGTTATGACACCAGACATTTGCGTACCTCCAAGGTCTGCCGGTAATCCGTGGTGATTTCCTGCTCCGGTTCGATCTGCGCCGTGGCGACAAAGACGAGGTTTTCGCCGTCCGTAGCGATGACGACGTTAGGATTTGCTGAATGGTTGACGTACCGCCCGAACTGCGTTCGCTTTCCTTCGAAGTTCGCCACGCCGACAATACCCCCGGTGGAAAACAACTTTGTAGCGAACACACCAAGCCCGTCGATGACGGACGATCGTAATTCGACCCCAAGTACCGAAAGATCAACGTCTATCCGATCGCCTTCATACGCGGACTCCGATGCGATCATCTCCGCGCTGACTCCATATTCGGCCAACATTGTGCGGAAATCCTGCCTGTCCAACTCGTTCTGCGGCTTCACCTTGCCGGTGGCGAAGTCGAACATATCGACCCCGCCTTCCTCCGCGATAAACTCGTCTTTTTCGATCTGGTAAAGCTCGGTGGAGTCCGTCCTATGCACCGTGACCCACACAACGTCATCAACAGCGAACCCAACGCGCTTGAACCCCGGCTCTGCCGTATGGATGTAAGGGGCTGCGACAGTTTTTGCTGTTCCGTCTTCGCCCCACACCCGCATCGTCCCTTTGGCCAAAACACCAATCGTTCCGGTGGAATGGATCTTCCCGCTGATGACGGTCCCTTTCGGGACACGCATTTCCCGTGCGTACATGCCGTTTTTGAAGTAGTGGACCAGTTCGACTTCGACTTGTGGGAGTTGCGCCATTTTCCGCTCAAGGAAGGTAATCTTCTCCCGGCTGTCGATCGCTAAGGCTTGTGTCACGTATTTTCCATCCCACTCACGGTCAACGACACGAGATTCCCGCCGCCCGCTTCGCCCGCTTTGACCTGGATGAAGTACCCCGAGGGCATTACGTCGGTCAAACCGAAGACCTTCGACTCGTTCGCCTGCAACGACACGGCGTTGAACATCGTCTGCGCCACAGTAGGTGCGCCGTTTGTCGCAGTGACCGCGTAGTAGAACGTCCGAACCGTTGTGTCCGTGTTGCACACGATCAACTGCTTCGCGGTGGCGGACAAGACCGTTGTTGGGACTTGGTACGGATACACCCACGACGTGGTAAGCGCGGAACCAACGATCAGTCGTCTCGGAGTTATCATCTCGATCCTTTCAGAAAGACATCCACGCGAGCACTTCCGCGTCGTTGGGAGGAATGGAACCGCTACTTGGAGTATACGCCATCAGCGCCAACGCATCAACATCGTTCGGCGGCGTCGTAGTGGAACTTGGTGTTTCGATCAACATCGACAAAGCAGAGATATCGTCCGATGAAAGCGTGGCAAACGAAGATGTCTCTTGGGTAGAAACAAGCGTAAGGGCGTTTGAGAACAGGTCTTGGGCCTGCCCGAAAGACGCCAACTGCTGAAGCCATAGAATCCAAGGTAAGGAAATAAGGCGTCCTTCCTTGTCGGTCTTCCACGGTTCACGAATGGGAGGAGGGGCTAGAATCATCGAAGGACCTTCATCCCGCTGTTCACCGTCGCGCTTAAGAGAACTTTCTTCACCGAATCAGAGATCCGAAGCCGGAAAATACGGTTCTTGGGCGACCCCAACCGCCGCCAGATGAGCCGAGTCCTGAACTCGCCCTGCTTGCCGAGGGACGACGAATACTCCGAACTCCACACCCTGCCACCGTCGTTGCTCCACGACAGCCATGCCGTAGGTGCGCCGTTATGCCCCGTGGACCCGTCTCCTACGCCCGTCTCGGCGTCGATTACTAGTTTGAAAATCTTGATATTGTCCGCTTCGTTTTCATCGTGGATCGGCTGCGCCGTGCGGATGCTGATGATCGGCACTCCGGCGTCGTCGTAAAATTGCGAGGACATCTCGAAAATCTTCGGCTCACTATAATGACTGACGAGGTGCTTGCCCCCGAAGAACACGTATTCGTTGGATAAATGGCGGTGAAGCGCGTAAGGCGCATCCGCGATGTGGGTAGATCGTTCATGCCACTGTTGCGTCGTGACATCGTAGACGAGTGTGAGGTCATCCGTGGGGAACGAGATGACGTAGAACAGATGCCCCTCATCCACGTAACTGTAACTGATCGCGTCAGTCAAAGACGTAAGCCGTGAGATGCGGTAGTCGATCGCCGGTGTTGAGACTTTCTGCACCGACGTACCGGAGACAGACACCACGCCGAAATATACAGCAGAGTTCTGCACCCGCGTCGTGCCGAGCATGAACACCGTGTCCCCGACCCGCGCAACCGACCTGTCCGCAACGGTGCCAAAGTTTACCAAACTGCCGGGGATATGGGCGAACGGACAACCCTGCGACGTGGGGACCGCCACGTCCTGCCACACTTCGGTCGTGGAATCCTTGATGAGATAGAGAACTTGGTTCGACCCAAACGGTTTCTGGATATTGTCGGGAGCCGCGATCGCAGCGGCAGTCGCCAACGCGGGCCACACCAGCCCGTTGTAGAGTTCGCTGACCTTGAACGCCATCGTCTGCGAAGTTACGATAAAATACCCGTCGAGAAACGCCACTTGCTGTGCGTTTGCCGGGAAGTTCGGGTCGGTGATCTGCGTCAGGGTGTTCGTCAAGAGGTTGAAAATGTACCCAAGGCCATTCGCCAATAGGAGAATCTGGTTCCCACCGACGCCAAACGATGAAATACCGTTGTCTACCGCCACGATAGCGGTATTTACTGGCGAAGGAAGTGTCCCGAGGGAAGCGGAGAACGTACCGTCAACGTACAATTCGTACAGATTCGCCCCTGCAACGACGAAACACAGATTCTCCACAACATGAAACATGCGAATCGGCCCAGTGGGGAACGTAGCGAACAACGCCGTACCGGGGGTGCCGATCAGCGCGGCAGGGGACTTGCTATCCTGCGCTGCCGTCTCGACGAAGAAATTGATGCTCCTTGTGGCGTTCCACGGAGCCGAACGCCCCTCATCCGAGCCGCCGATGAAAGGAATCCGCACCCTACGAATCCGTCAAAGCGTTGTACCCGCCGCCGACGCCGGGGAGATCCATCATCGCAGGGATACGCACCGCGTTCAGATTTTTGAGGTTCTTCAACGACTCCGCTGCGACGAGAGCGAGATCCTGCGGAACGGGGGTCTGGTCGTCCGCGTAACGTCTGAAAAGACGAACCGCCAACCCGTAGATCAACGCCTCGTAGTAGGCAGGCTCGAACGCCACCGTGTCGGTAAAATTCACGAACTCGGTGAAATAGATGCTCCCGTCAAGAATGACCGGATACACCTTGTTGGGGGTGTAGTAGAAGGACAACGTGCCCTTCTGCGCTGTCTGCTGCGCCGCTCCGGGGTCGTAGGCGACGTAAACAGGTCGCCCTGTGGCCGCGCCCCTGTCACCGAGATTGTTGTACATCTCCGGTGTGAAAACTTCGAGGGGGTAGACGATACTGCCATCCGTCACGTACCCCGAACTGACGCGAAGAGGTTTCGTAGCTGTGATATCCGCGCCACTCGCCCCGATGGTATAGGACGCTTTGTTGGCCTGTGTGTTAAACGTGATCGTCGTACCCGCCCGGATGAGAAGATTCTGTGTCGCCCACCGGCCAAGCATCACATTCGCCGCCCGACGTGCGACCTCCATCTCGGAAGACGAAGGTGTCTCGTCGATCTCCGTCGCGTTACACAGCCCCATCGCGTCTTTCAGGATGTCGCTAACGGTTACGATCATCAGTCCACCTCGAACTCAGCATTCAGAGTCTTCTTCGGGGGTCGCCCCATCTTCCGCTTCACCGGTTCGCACACCGGAACAATACGATCATGTATTACTTCGGCATCAGGCACTTCGAGCGGGACCTGCGTGTAAAAGCCGAGGGCATCTCGAACGAGACGGAAGGTTTGCTCTTTCGCCACAGCTACAACCCCATTTTCTTCGTGCGCCGCTTGTGGTACGCTTCCATCGACTCAGGCTTGCCCGGCTTTTTCGGCTTCCTGAGCGACATGTCGGGCATCACCTTCATCGGTCCAAAGAGCTTTTTCGACTTCGGTTTTTCCATGATCGCCTCCTCCTGGTAACTGCTTGATGTACCGCAGTAAATTCCCAAACTGCGCCCTGCCCTTGTTGTGGTGCCCGAAATCAATGTCAGGAACGATGTAGATTTCCTCACCCAACGCCGTCCAGAGATCGCAGAAAGCGTAGTCCTCACCGACCCATCTATGATTCCGAACCCCCTGCGGGAAGAAGTCGAATTTCGGTATGGGGCCTGCATCACTGTACTCGTCGAACTCCAACTGTGGGTTGGCCTTCCTGATGTCCTCGAACACGCTCCGGTCGATGCAGGTAAACCCCCCGACCGTGCGCGAAGCTCTCAGATACGGCCCATCACAGAGCGGAACCCAACTCTCCTCGTCGCATTTCAGGATCACCATAAACGGAGAATCCGATGCATACCCGCTCTTCA